GGTGGTAAATTTGCTATAGAAAATTTGTTAGGAGGTGTAATTATGATTACGAATGAAGAGTTTAAAAAAGAAATTACAGATTTTTTAGCCCAAACGGGTATGTCACCGACCATTTTCGGCAAGAAAGTTAAAAAAGACCCTTCTTTTTATTGCCGTGTTATGAAAGGTCAGGAGGTTAAGGAAGAGGGAAAAAGAAAAGTATTGGAATTTATGAAAAGCTTTTTGTCGGAAAGAGAGAAGCGCCATGAAAAAGACTAAAACAACGGTTATTACCCTGTTATCCGGGAAGCCGCGGCGGATTGTCAAATCCGAAGTGGTGGCTGTTCACGAACAGGAAAACTTAATGGGGGGGGGTAGATGTGAGTGTTTTTATGAAAAGCGGTGCTTTCTACCTTACCCAAATGAGTAAGTCTGACATTGAAAAACGCATAACCAATTGAAAGGAAAGAATATGGAGCAAGATAATACGACTGATATTGGCGGAATTGCTACTGACCGCCTGCGTTCACTGATTGAACGCATTGAACGCCTGGAAGAGGAAAAAGCCGCGATTGCCTCTGACGTCCGCGATGTTTTCGCTGAAGCCAAATCCGCAGGATTCGACGTTAAAATTATGCGGGAAATTATTATTTTCCCCCCAACACCCGCCGAGCCGGAGGCCCCCGCCCCCAAACTCCCCGATTCCCCCGCCTCGGCGATGGCGGCTGCCGGTATGCCTATACCCAATGTGCCCGTCGCCGACAGAGAAAGCGGCCTCGGCAGGTTCTTCGCGGCCATTGCCGCTATGTTCAGGCCCTCCAACGCCGCCACGCCCGTAATCAATAACCAATCAAATACTCCCCAAATGTCTACTATCATCTTCCCGGCACTGTGCGCCGCCCTCGCCCTTGATTCACTGGAACTTTCGGGCGACAAGGCCACGGCAAGCCTCTCCGTGGAGCAGCTTGCAAAAATCGACAAGGCTCTGAACGGCAACGCCTCCGAAATCAAGGCCAAAGACACCGAAATCGCCACCCTCAAAGCCCGTGTTGCCGAACTCGAAAAGACACCGGCGGAAACCACCTCCGCCATCGTCAGCACTTCGCAGCAGCCCGAAAAGCCCGAATCCCCTATGGACGCTTTCAGCGCATCGGTCAGACGCGCCCGCGAGATCTACGACCAACTGCCGTAAGCTCTATGCCGCAAATCCTCCCTCTGTAACCAAAATTCAAGTACATTATGCCCGATTTACTTCACTCTATCCAAATCACCGACCCCGACTATGAAAGGGCGGCTATCCAGTGGAAGACCGACTTTCTTCTCATGCCGCTCTTTGCCTGTGAGGAAGCCCTGAAATATATGCAGGGTATGCCCGGCGTTACCGCGCCTACAAAGCTCCCCTCCGTCGAAGGCGCGGGGCAGTTCGCCCCTTACCGACGCGACCGCCGCAGCGCATCGGCCACCAAAGTAGGCTACCGTGAGATTACTTCCTACCTCGGCAACGTGCGCGAGGACTTCGAGCCGCTGGAAATCATTCAGACCCTTTTAGGACGCGGCACCGCCACTCTCGGCGACGCACAGATGCAGGCTCCCTCGGCGCGCCTCGTCATCGCCGCCGTCATGCGCTCGCTCGGACACCACCTGCACGAGGTTCTTTTCACCGCCAGGCGCAATCCCGACGGCGACACGACTGCCGACCTTTTCGACGGCTGGGGAACTATCCTCGACCGCGAAATGGAAGACGGCAACATTTCCGTTGCCAAAAACAACCTCATCGAGCTTACCGAGGCTGTCGACGGCACTAACGCCGTCGATGTCGCAAAAGAGGTGGAACGCTCATGCGACCCGCATCTGAGAAAGCAGCACAAGTTCCTGTTCTGCGACCCGGAGTTTGCCGACTTCTATAACGACGCATACCTTGTTACCCACAACTCCGTGCCTTATAACAAGAAATACGAGCAGCCCATTGTAGAGGGCAGCTTCAACAAGACCACCATCGTGCCCCTCGACTGCCTCGCAGGTACGGACAAGTATATCCTCACCCCCGGCTCCAATATGCTCTACGCCTACGACAACATGAGCGACCTTACCCGTATGGAGGTCAAACGCTGGGAACCGTGGGCTATGACTATCGCCGCCGCTATGTTCTTCGGCACACAGTTCCGAAGCATCGACCGCCGATTCCTCAAAGTTGTTAAACTCAAATCCGCATAGCGAGCGTTTATCGTTGAGCGTCTATCGTTCAACGATTCGCTCCCGATAAACGATAAACCATAAACTATAAACGCTATGACATCTTCTTGCCTCAACATTCAAAAGAGCCTCGCATGGTGTCAGGGAACGCCCGAATACGCCGGTGTGCGCCGTCGTATCTACTATCTCGCCAAAAGCGAGATAGTGGGCTGGCCGCTCCTTGAACGCGATGCCAACGGCATACGCGCGACGTCGGCCAGATACAAGGGCGACTTCACCCTCAAAGCCGACGCCAAATGGAAATTCATCGACATTCTCCCCGACAAATCGCAGCTTACCTCCGAGCCGCAGGGCGAGCTTCCCTCGCAGACACAGCTTAACAAGCTCGTCGCCGTACACCCCGGCGTGGGCGCGGAGGCATCCGCTGCCGCAGCTTATCTCAACAACTCGGACAATGTTTTTATCGTACAGGATATGAACGACAATTACCGCGTTGTCGGCTGCGACAAGTGGCTCACCAAAACGACGGTGAACCAGGACAACGGACAGGGGGCTTCCGGCACCACCTCGACAACTATTAACGTCGAAGCCTCCGACGAGGTGCCCGCGCCTTTCTACGACGGCGAGATTATCACCGAGGACGGGATAATCAACCCCAAAAAGGCCGCCTGATAGATGGCTTCCCCTTACGACGGCAGCGGCGCGGTTGACATGGGCGAGATTATCCGTGGGATAACGACACCCGAACTCGAAACGCCGTCTGCCGCCATTTTATCTTCCTCTCAATCCGGCAAGGATCTGTTTGCCGTAAAGAAACGGCAACAGTGGGCGCACGACGATGGCGCGCGGTGCGACTTTCAGAGCCGCCCCATGCTCGCATACCGTACCGGCCTTTTCTTCCTTGCCGTGTGGAAACGGAGCGTCTACGGCAAAACGCTTTCCGAAATCAAGGCCGACGATGCCATGATTACGAAAGTTGCCGGGGCCACCGCCGCGCTTCTCGCCGATGTTCTCGGCTATAACCTCGCCGCCGGAGGCTGGGCGGTGATTACCACCCCGAAACGGAGGCACCGTCAGCGCAACTTCGCCTCACTCGTTGCTGCCGACCTTGCCCGTCAACTCGCAATACCTTTTTATGAAGATGTCGCGCTCTGCCGCTCCAAACAGCGGGTGAACGCGACCTTTGAAATGAATGTATGCCCTGCGGAGCAGAACATTATAGTTTTCGATGATTTCGTTACCACCGGCCAGACGATGCTTGCAATGAAACGGCTCTTTCAGCCTACCGGCAAGAACCTCGTCTTTATCGCCGGGATTAACAACAAGGCATAGCCTTATTCTTCAAATATTGTTTTGGGCTTTGGATTGGATATTACAAACTGCCATTGATAATTATACGAATCCTCGAAATATAAAGTATCGCAGTTCGCTTTTTTCTTGACTACTATGGTATTGCGCTTTCGCCTTACAACATTCTCAACTTCGCCAATGTAGGGGGTAACGTAGACATTATAAATCTTGCCGTTTGATAATTCTATTTTATTGCCGGTTTTGCGCCAATAATCTATCGACACTACCGTATCGTTTAGGGCAGATTTATAACACTGGTAATATTTTTCTTCGCTTGCCTTATCTCCGTGATAATTAACCACGGCGAAAAGAATAAGCGTAATTGTCGCCACCCAATAAAACCAACTGTATTTTTTCAAGAATCCCCAAAAATCCAAATGAAGTTTTTGTTGGCTCATAGTTATCACACACGCGAAAGTTGCAAATCCATACATAAATAATGCTGCAAGCGCAAACCTGAATATTACGACTGTCATAAAGACAATCGCAATAGCTATTAGCAAGATTATGCTTTTCCGATGTGCGACCATATCTCAAAACTATATAAGCCGCTGGATTATTTCAAATCATCAGCAGTAAAAATAAATTCATATAAAATATCGCCCGTTTCGTTAAGATAGGAATAATGCAGAGTTATACCCTTTTCTTCAATTTCAATTAAATAATCCGGGTTAATATTAGCCCGCAAATTATTTATTAAATTCATTCGATTATGTTGGATTATTTCATCAGTGATATTCGATGAATCTATATTGCCTTCAATTCTATATACCCAGTTAGCTTCGTTATCTTTAATGAACCCGTTGATTAAATAGACGCCATTAACTACTTTCAAAGGAAACTTCATATTGGAAAATGTATACTGCAACATTTCCAAATATGGTTTAAGAGAAGAAAAGTCGCCGTTTTTAAGTTTGGAGTAGACTATGGGTATCGCAGATGCCGGAACCGTAACAAATTGAGTACTGTTTAACCCGTCTGCTGATGGAGAAGTAACTACTGTTCTGAATCCTGCTTCGGCTTCAATCATTGAGATAGAGAAAATCTCATCGTAACCGGTCAGAAGTTGGGCTATCCCGTTTTCAGTAGAAGCGTTTTTAATAACGCTCTCAACAAATTCAGGGTTAAGGGTATAATTTATGACAAGCATTTTCTCCTTTTTATCTACTCCAATGTTGGTAAGAACTATTCCCGGAGCTATATTATAAGGGAATACCATAGAGCTGTGTAGAGAATCCACCACCTGTGCAAAGCGGTCAATACTACTATTCTTAGCCGTAGTTGAGTGTGTAATGAAGATTACACAGACAAAAAGTAAAATGGATTTAAGATAATTACACATAGTAAAAAGGTGTTATACCATCAATAAACGCAAAGTTACGCATTTTCTGTCTTTTTACGGCTATCCGGGGCTATATAATTTTGTATCAGACAAAATCATAAGCCGTAATGAACCACCAATTTACCGAAAAACTCGGCGCGTGGCTCCGGGAGAATCCCGACAGCCGCGACTATGCCGACGGCTGCAAGATGTTCTTGCAGTTGACCGGGCGCGTCAATATGTATAAGAACCTCCTGGCCGTGCCCGATATGCCGCGCCTCGAAGCCGAACTGCAAAAGCACTACAACTTCCGCGTCGCAGACCTGACCCATGCGCAGGTTGTGGAAATGGACGCGAAAGCCGCCACTATCGCCTCCGACAACAATCTCCACACCGCTGCACCCTCCGACACGCCGCGCGGCAAACGCGCCGACCACGACGCCCTGCCGCCCGAAATACAGGCTCTATACGTCGAGAACCTTTCACTGCTCCGGCGTATGCGCGAGGTGCATCTGCGCCTACGCAACCTCTCGTCCGAAAACTCCGTATGCCCCGACAGCGAGCGTTATCCCTTCCTCAAAGAGCTTATCGACCTCGATAAGAAATACCGCTCCAACTGGCAGAAATACGACAGCTATAATCCCCAATGAAACGCACGGCTTCCATTTCCGAAATCCTCCGGCCTCTCAAAGATGCGCCTTTTCAGGCGTATCTCTCAAATGCCGTGCAGGTGGCCGACATACTGGAGTGGATTCTGGAACAGACCGGCACCGCCGAGGTGTGGCAGACCTCTTTCTCCATATCCGAAGAATTTCTGCGTCGCCTTTTCTTCCTCAAAAAGAAACGCCCCATATCGCGCTTCAATCTATTGCTCGACCACAAGGCCACCAACAAGACCGTCAAACTGTGGAGCTTCATAGTGCAGGTTGTCGACCGCACTTTCCTTGCCGACAACCATTCAAAAGTCCTGTTGGTACGCTCCGGGCGAGGCGACACCGTAGCCGTCGTTACCTCGCAGAACCTCACTCGCGGCAACCGTGCCGAGAGTGCCTTTATCTCGACCTCGCCGGAGATTTTCGCCAATCTCCATGCCTCGGTGCTCGACATCATCGAGAACCATTCCGTACCCCTCAACGACCTTTATAATCAACGCCTCGACACCGCCAATGAACTCCGATAACATCATTTTCTCCGAACAGCAGCTTTCCGACATCGAGAAATATGCGAGCATATACCTCAAAATTTCCGACATAGCCGTGATACTCGACATCGCCCCCGAAGTGCTGCGCAACGCCATTTCTCACCGCGACAGCGAAGTGTCGCGCCGCTATCATCGCGGCAAGGCCATTTCCAAAGTGAAACTGCGTCAACAGGAAATGATGCTTGCACAGGTTGGCTCGCCTCTCGCGCTCGTCAACACCGCAAACAACCTCCTTGACATGGAAGACGATGAGTAAGAAACAACCCGACACGCTCGAAGTATGCCGCCGTTCTCTCTTTGCCGCCAAAGAGGAACTGGACGCGCTATATACCGAGGCTATGGTGCTTCGGGTGCTGCGCATACGCGACCTTTACGCCTGGGTCATTGCCAACCCCGACGCAAAGGATCGCCAGTTTGTCGAGGAACATCTTTACCGCTACCGGCTCTCGAAATTCACCGCTTACTCCGACCTCGCCATAATTAAGCAGCTTCTTCCGTCGCTGTCGGCGGCGAGCCGCGACTGGCACCGATGGCGCAGCAATGAAATGTTCCTCGAAACATACTCTATGGCGAAGAAACGCAAGGACACGCGCACTATGGAGCGCGCGGCCTCGGCCTATGCCAAGTACAACCGCGTCGACCTCGAAGACGAACAGGCCGTGCCGTGGGAGCAGCTTCTTCCGCAGCCTTTCACCGCCACCGACGACCCTTCCGTACTCGGCATTAAGCCCATACCAAATCTTCAGGAGAAGATTGACGCGCTACTGGAGAAATACCGCGCCGAAACGATAGATATTGATGATGTGGACTTCGAGGAAGTAGACCTCGAAGAAAATATATTGTTCCCGTCAGAGGGAGAGGCCAATAATGCCAATGATTATTCCTAATATCTGCGCGGCGAGTATATAGAATCTCTTTGTCTTGTACTGCGCTAACCATTCCTGATATTTCAATGGTGTAATCTTTGCCTCCTGGCGCATATGCCATTGTTTGATGCCAAAAAACATCAAAACGACCGTTGCCCCAAGAGCAATAATCAATCCGACATATATCAGAATCTCTTGCATACTATATGAACAATTCAGCCGCCAAAAAGATTTACTTCAACCGCCCCCAACGCCTCACGCAGCTTATCGGCGCGAACACTACCGTTATCGTCGCCGGACGGCGCACGGGCAAGACCGACAGCATCGCAGCCCCTTTCGTGTTGCGAAATATGCAGCGTATGCCAGGCTCTACCGGCGGCATCGTCGTGCCGACTTTCAAGCACGGCCTTACAAATACATTGCCCGGTCTGCTTGCCGCGTGGAAACGCTGGGGCTTCATCAACGGAGTTCATTATGTTGTCGGGCGCAGACCTCCGAAATCATTTGCCAAGCCTATCACCGAGCCGCACGACTATGAACACGTCATATCGTTTTACAACGGCTCCATCGCCATTATTATATCGCAAGACCGCCCCGGCTCGTCTAACTCGCTCACCCTGTCGTGGCTGCTCGTCGACGAGGCTAAGTTTATCGACTATGACAAACTTAAAGACGAAACCCTCCCGGCCAACGGCGGCATCAAATCGCACTTCGGGCATCACTCCTTCAACCACAGCATTATGATACTGTCGGATATGCCGCAGACAAAGCGCGGCTCGTGGTTCCTACACTACCGCGAGAAGATGGACACCGACCTTATCGCCGCTATCGAGGCTACCGTCTACGAGATTTGGCGCATCAAATCTCGCATAAAATCCCTCCGCAATACCCAATCAGAAATACCCTCGTATCTGCGCAATCATCTGCGACGCCTCGACCGCGCCCTTAATCAGATGCGCTCCGTGGCCGTATATTATAAGGAATACTCCAGTATCGAGAACTTGCAGCTTCTCGGCGAGAACTACATAAAGCAGATGAAGCGCGACCTTACCCCTTTGACTTTCCAAACCTCCATACTCTGTCAGAGGATCGGAATAGCCAAAGACGGTTTTTATTCCTCCATGCGCGAGCGGCACAAGTATAACGCCTCCGACTTTGAAAGCCTTGACTTGGCTTTCAAAAGTTTATGTGATGATAAGGTTATGGAAGCCGATAACCTCATAGCCCATAACCTCATAACCTGCAAAGCGGACGCCGACGTGAACCCTCTCGCGCCTATTTGCATAGGCTTGGACTATAACGCCAACATCAACTGGATTGTGGCAGGGCAGCCCTCCGGCAAGCGGCTCAACATCATAAAATCCTTTTATGTGAAGTTTGAGCGCAAACTGCCCGAACTTGTCGCCGACTTCTGCGCCTACTACGCGACGCACCAAAACAAGACCGTCGTGTTCTACTACGACAGCACCGCTTTGGGTGGCAACTATGCCGTCAACGATCAGGATTTCCGATGGGTAATTATCCACGAGTTTGAGCGGCACGGCTGGCGCGTCGAAGATGTCTACCTCGGCAATCCGATGCGACACGATGAAAAATACCTGCTCATAAATCAGGGCTTCGCAGGTAAACAGCGGCTTATGCCGTTTTTCAACCGTCAGAACAACGACGATTTAATCCTTGCCATACAGTCTGCCGGGGTGAGCCGCGGACGCCTCGGATTCCGCAAGGACAAAGCCGGCGAAAAACTCGCCGAAACCGAGGAAGACCGCCTCGAACATCGCACCGACGGCACCGACGCTTTCGATACCCTCTACATCGGCTGTGAAAAGTTCCCCTACAACGACACCGGCATATCCGTGGCACTCGGCGGCATTGTCTGATTTTCCTATGTGGCAATACGTCTGTGGCACGGCGACCTTTTCCACCGCAAAGTTAAAGCGGCCCCGGCGCGTCAAGGGCAGGTGAATTGCCTCGAAAAAATTTGCCGTTGGAAATTTTTGTCGGTCAACCCTTGACCCCTGCGCCTTGCAGCCGCACTTTGTACGGCAGTGTAAAAGGCTCTTGCGAGCCACAAGTTTAACTTCTTACCACATACTGATATGGAAAATAAGACAACAAAAGCCGAGTACACCTTTCACTACTATGCCGACGGCATCGAGGTAACACAGCGCATCTACAACGCTATCGCCACCGCCAACATACTCCGCCCTAAGGCTACCGTGCCATGCCTAATATGCCACGAGAAGCGCCCGGCTCTTACCGGCAATCCCCACATCGAGAAAGCCATAAGCGAGGCTTTCGACCGCTACGACAAGGCACACGCCGCCGACCCTCCGACAGCCGACTAATCACGCCCACCGCGCCCCCGACCTCACCGCCGGGGGCGCATCATTATATTTTTCGGCATAAAACACTCGTTTTCTCGGAGATTATCATTAACTTTGCAATATTGGAGGCAATATACTCCAATATTTTATAAACCTCGTAATCTCCATTTTATGAAATATTTGAAAACACTTCTGCTTTTCCTACCGCTCTTTTTCATATCCTGCGGCAATGAAGAAGAACCCGAAGACAAGCTATTCTCTTTAGCCGTACAGTTGCAGGGAGAAGGTGAGGTTGCTTTGGGTGTTCACGATTGTGAAGTTGTTATACCGGGTAACGCTCAATATGTTAAACTCACCTTGATAGGCGACTATGATTCTTTCAATATATCGGCAGGTTATCCGTCCTGGATGCTTGTTACCTCTGGCGACAAAACTATCTCTATAAGTGTTGCTGACATAGCCGACGCACCGACACGTACAGGTAAAGTTGCTTTCACTGTGTTCAAAGGCAAATCCTATAATACAGGGTCTATCACCATCACACAAAAAGATGCTCAAGGAACATTTGAGGATTTGCTTAAACTGGAGTCAGAGGCCATTGATGAATATCTTAAGGGTAAGTCTGTAATAAGCCAAATACCGGCAGACAATAACTTCCAAATTGGAACCGATGCGCCATTCTATAAACTTGGTGAATCAGGCGCATATATGCAGGTGTTGGCAAAAGGAACACCGCAATTTAAGGACGGCGAAAAAGTTTATTTCAGATTTGAACGGTGGAGTCTTATTCATTTTTTGTTATCAGGTTCTCTTGGTGAATCAACAGGAAACCTCAATAGTCTGACACAAGAGGTTACTTATTTCATTTTTGGAGGTCAGGACGATATTACCAAACAGTGGGGTGATGGAATCCAATTACCCATTAAGTATGGAGTTGGCAATGGCGGTGAAGTTAATATTATTATCCCGTCAAAGATAGGTTTTGTAAACGAAACAAGTTCAGTTAGGCCGTATTTATTTCACATAAAATATTTCGGAACAAATAATTGACTTTGGCGATGCGACACTGCCGCCGGGCTATTGCGGCGTGGCCGTTGAGCTTCAAATCTCAACCCATAAGGGCTGTTATCCCTATCGCATTGGATCGCTCCACTTCGGGGCGGTCTTTCTTTTTTCAAGCGGCAGCGGCGTCGAGTGTCGGCGTTGTCGCGTGAATAAGGCTGTGCCGTTATTATCTGTTCCCTTTGGAGGCCGGTTTATGCCGGGGGGTAAAGCGGTGTGTATCTCCGTAGCCCCTCATATCGGCTGTTGAATCAAGGAGTGAGGCAGCTTCGGCGTTACGGGCTTCATCAAGGAATATGGCCGTTGCCGTCGGGCTATTACTTAAACATAAACACATAGGTTTTCATACGGTCGGGAGGCAGTGCTTACCGCGCATTATATCGCGTCATTTCCGTTCTTGCAGACCTGATTTTAACTGATATTACTTGTAAACACGCACGGGTACGCATCTGATATTTCACTTTGCAAAGTTAGGTCGTACCGAGCTATCGCAAAACAGGCTCCGATTTCCGCTCAAATTTTTACAAATCTCCACACCCTTGCAGGGGTAGTATTTGCTACGCCCCGGCAGGGGTAAAATTTTGTTTGAAATTTTTGCGCTTGCGCTCTTTTTACTTCCCTCCTTATTGCGCGTAAAAATCAAACGCGCCCCGGCGCACAGTAATAACAATCAAAATCTTACGGCAATGACACATATAATGAATTTCGCAGCAAGCACCACCTCTCGCTCCAACCGCATGAAAGAATACCAGGTGGAAGTAATCACCTTCGACGGCGACAGCCAGACAGTATATGTGGAAGCCCGCAACGAAGAAGAAGCCTCCGACCGCGCAGCCGATATGGTAGGCAACGCCGACTACACGATGGTTTACGAGATTGCATAAAGCACTCCGACCTCCAAAGGGAGGCTCGCCACCACCGGCGAGCCTTTCCCCACGCTCCTTTTGCCGACACTCGCCGCCACGGTTTACCTATTGCCGCTCCGACACGCTCCGCGCCAACTATTGCACCTTCCCATACTCCGCCGGATTATGCCGGTGAAAACTTTCTCAACTCTCGACCCTCAACTCTCGACCCTCAACTCTCGACTTTCCGATCCCGTGGGGAGAGAGGCGCGCCGAAGCCAACGCACGGCGGCAAGCTGCTTATGCCCGTCGATGCCGCACGGTGGAAATCGGTTGCCGGGCACACGCTTTTTCCCGACAGACACGAGGCGCACAGCCTGGGGCGAGGCAGCGGCCATATCCTCTACGGACACCACGCCGTAAAGACACATTAACATCGGTGTTATTGGCAACGGTCTGAACACTCCGCTTCGACACCTCCGGGCGACCGCGTCGTTGCGCTCCGGGCTGCCGTGGCCGGGCTGCTTGCCTTTCATCGGGAACGCCCTTGTCGGGTGCTTGTTTATATCGGTCGGGGAGGCAGCGCGCTTGCGCAGTGGCGGAGGCAAGTTTTCTCCCTCCGGGTTTTAGACGGCTGTAACTTTCCAGATCCGTCAGGGCATAGTGATTTTTCCTGTCGCAAAGGTAGGGTTCACCGCACCGCCGCAAAACAGGCGATGATTTCTGCGCAAAATTTCAATAAAAATCTCGCTTCGCTACGTTGCAGCTTCATTTTTTCTACGGCCTCCGGCTGAAATTTTACTGGAAATTTTTGCTTCGCCGCTTTCTGAACGCTCCCTGATATTGCAACGTAAAAATTCAATAAGCCCTTCGGGGCAAGTAACAAACCCTCTAAAATTCAAAGAAATGAAAACGACAGCCACCACCACGACAGCAGCAACCGCCAACGCCACCTCGACCGCCAAGACAAAGAAGCGCACACGCAAGAGCGCAGCCAAGAAAGAGGCCACAGCCCCCGTCGCCCCCGAACAGAAGCCCGAAGCCGCTGCCGAGGCCACCGCTCAAAAGAGCAAGCTCCTGGTGTTCAAACGCTCGCGCAACAACGGATTTTACGTCTACCTTCTCGGCGTGATGCCCGACGAAAACATAGGCTGCAACTGCCGCACCCCTCAATCGGCTATGCGCTTCATGCTCTGGAAAAAGCGCGAACTCGGCGCATCAATATCCGAGCAGCATTTCAACGAGCTTAAGCAGCTTGCCGCAGCCGAGGGTTAACGCCCTCGGCTTTGCCCTCTCTCCCCACTCATTTTTATAATCCCTATAAATCGAAATGATATGGAAAAGAATATTTACAAAGTATTCACCGATAAAGGCTCATGGCAAATCGAAGCCTGCGGCAGCCACGAAGCCTTCCGCCTCGCACTCTATTACTCATGGCGCGACGGCGAGGTATTCCGCTATATGGAATCTCCCTCCGAGCGGCTGGCTTTTCACCTCTGCGCCGAAGACAAATGGGGATTGTATAAAATCGCAATCCCCTGACCGCGCAGCCCTCGGCTGTCTTTTGCCCGGCAGCCGGGGCGCAATACATTTGCGGCATGGCAACATCGATACAACTCAACTTCGGCGACCTCGCTTTTTCCTCCGCCGTCGAGCGCATAACCGTCAATACCTCCGCCGCCTCCGTGGATATATCGCTCTCTATACTTTCCGGCACCGTCGAAAACCCTGTTTTCTCCGAAACCTACTACCCATACGGCGGCATCGTTACACTCCACGATTTCGCTTCCCTCATCGAAACCGAAATGTCGCTCCGTGAGCAGCCACTCGCCACATTCCGGCTAACGGCACGAGCCGCCGACGCCACTTCCGCCTCCCGTACTTTCTCTATCCTCTACTGCGACCGCCACACCGACCTGCAGCCCGGAGCCATCATATCGCGGCAGTTCCTCACCTCGCGCCGCATCATCACCGCCACGCCCGATATTCCCGTGCCGCTTTTTTACGTCGTGCCGCCTCTCAAATATGAAGACCAGGAACTGATTGCATACCACATCATCACTCGCCGATGCGACACCGGCCTTATCCGCGTCATATTCTCTCCCGACGGTTATACCGGCTACGGCGACAAATACCGCCTCGCCATGCTCACCGTAAGCCGTGCCGCACTCTACGGGAAGACCGCCAAATACTACAACGCCACGCCTTATGAAATCCTCGGCGTAACCGTCGACATAGGCCGTCGCTCCCTTACCGTCTACTTCTCCGACACCACCCCCGACCTCCGGCTCTGGTTCACCAATATGTTCAACTGCCCCGAACTGGCCGAACTCACCGGCGACACCACCGCAAAAACCAAAGTGAAACGCTCCGAGGCCGTCTGCGCCGACTCTCTCCGCCTTTACGACCAATCCGTTGAGCAATCCTTCGACTTTCAGGCCGACAACCTTTCTTTCGACACCGCCCGATGGCTTACGCAGCTTTTCGCCTCGCGCGACGTGCGCATTGTCGACCGCCCGTATAACGATGATGATCTCTTTAACGAAACCTTCCCCCCGGTGCTTATCACCGACAGCACCAGTGAGGTTCAGGACGGCGACGATGAACTAAACAAAGTCAAGTTCACCTACCGCCGTACCTCCGTGCGACCCGACAGCGGCTTCCGATACTCCGACCGAATACATAACGACACCTACAAAAATCCTTTCAACTGATGGCACACGCAATCCATTACACTACGGCACTCACGATGCTGCACAGCGGCGACCCCGTGGATATTTCCTTTTGGAAACGAAACGGCGAAATCGTGCATCTGCATAACTGCATCGCGCTCCCCAACAAGGCCGCCGCAAGATACTCCGGCACCCAAAATTTCAAGGTCCTGGCCTCCGGCCAGATCCGAAAAATCCGACACGTCTGTATTTTTCGCATTAACGGCCTCGAAGTTTTCCTATAATCGTGCCGCCTATCTCGCCGATTATTCGTAACTTTGCGTATGGAAACGCCCAATATCAATGCTATATTTTTTATCACTATTACGGCCTTAGCTTTCTTTGGGCCGATAGTCGGTATATATTTTTTCGGCAAACATTTTTTGAAAAAACATAATGTAGCCAAAAGTTTTTTTGTAGCAGCGTTCCTTTTCGCTATTCCCATTATCGCAGCCCCTCTTGTATTCTATGGTTCTCTCTTTATGGATAGAGTTAAGCATCCTGAATTGGCCTCGATTGCGTGGATTCTTGTAAACTCATATTCTATATGGCTCATTTTGGGCTTCATTGGCTCTTTGAAATTATACGGTAAAGTTCCCTCCTATATTTCTATTTTACCCTCAATCTTTTCATGGATATTTGCAGTTGCTGCGGTATTCGGAGGATTAGAACTTGTTAACTACTGATTATTCGCGTATTTTTGCCTCACATAATTCAAACTCTTTCCGATTATGAAGAAACTCGCGCTTCTTTTCATCATACTAATCTCCTTTGTCGGCTTCGCCCAACAAAAGGCGAAACCATTTGAAAACGTCGACAACGAAAGATTTCAAATAGTGAAACATTTTCTATTGGATTTGGACGGTGTGCCGGACTATGGTTTTATGATAATGAACTTTGAGGACTGGGATATGGGAATATGTCTTAAAGGCGATAGCATAATTTATCGCGTTTATGAAAAGCCTATACTTTCCTGGCTTTACGAATACAATAATGCTTGTGATAATGGAGAAGAACCATTGCCCCCTGTATTAACGGCTGAATATAAGTTGAAAATTGATAGCCCAAAAGATTTTTCGGCGATTGCCCAATTTCTTCAAAGCATCGTTGATAAAGCAACACCATTCAAAGAAGAAACACCTTGTGTAGATGGCATAAATTGGTACGTTTTAGCAAATGGGAAGTGGGCATATATTCGTACAGGTAGTCTTCAAAAGGCAGGGGCTATAACAGATAAACTTATACATATTGCCTCTGCCTGTGAAAACAATGACCCGGCAAATTTAACACGCGAAGCTCTCGGTTTGGAGTAATAGCCGCGTCTTTTCGCCCCGCATACTCGCTCCATAATTTTGTGGCACCACAACCCACAAGATTATGGAGCAGCTTATTTTTAGTTCTGTCGAAACACTACCCAACGCTCGCGCCTCGGCAGCTTTCACCGAGCCGAAGCCTGTTTTCAAGGAAGACGGCGAAATTACGCCGACTATCCTCTCCGACACCCACGCATATATGCCGTGGGGTGCCACGAACCTGATGCCTTTCGACATTATCGACCTGATAGAATCGGACGAAACCCTCGCCACCTGTCAGATGTTCAACGCCGAGGTGTGCTACGGCTCCGGCCTACAATACGACACCGCCCAGGCCGCCGATACCGTAACCGCCGCCGTCGAGGACTTTCTGCTTGACAACGACCTCGCAAGCTACTTCCTCGGCGTGTGCCAGGACTTCAAGCACTTTGCTTTCGCCGTGTCGGTAATCATACTGAACACCGAGGGCACGAAGATAGTGCGCCTTATCCGCAAGGAAGCCTGTTACTGCCGCTTCGCTCCGGCGAACACCAACGGACGCATACCGCGCCTTTACTTCGCCAACTGGCGTAAGTTCGCCACCATCGACGACTGCGAGATTATCGAAATGCTCGATGCCGCCTCGCCTTTCGCCGACCTCCGCGACCGACTGAAACGCGGCGACACCTGCCGCAAATTCGCCATCGTCTGCCGCGTACCAACCTCCGACAGCACATATTACCCCATACCTTACTATGGCGCGCTGTTCCGGGGGAAGTGGTACAACATCAAGCGGCTTATCGGCCTCGCAAAAGAAGCGAAGCTCCGCAACTCCGCGCCGCTCAAATACCACATCGAAGTGTCGCAGAAATACTGGGATTCAATTTTCAAATCCGAGGGCATAACCGACCGCGCAAAGCAACAGGCGCGCATCATCGAGGAAAAACAGCGTATCCTCGACTTCCTCACCGGCGCCGAAAACTCCGGCAAGGTGTGGTTCTCCACCTTCTACGTCAACCCCAACGGCGACGAGCAGCACGACGTCGTAATCAACAAGATCGATTCCGACAAGGAGGGCGGCGACTGGGAGAGCGACATACAGGAGGCCGTCAATATGATATGCTTCACCCTGCGCGTTCACTCCAACCTCGTAGGCTCCGTGCCCGGCAAGGCGCAGACAAACAACTCCGGCTCCGACAAACGGGAGCTTTACACAATCGCCCAGGCCCTTCAGAAACCGTACCACGACCTACTTTTCGCCGTTCACCGCATCATAATCCGCTTCAACGGCTGGAAAGGCGTGAAGCCCCTTATCCCATTTATCCAATTAACCACGCTCGACGAAAACCGCGACGCCAAAACCGTTACTACCGATGGCAAGACTGATAAATAACGACACCGACCTGCGCCGCTTCGTGCCGCAGCAAGTATGCGCCGTTAAGGGCGAACAGACACTATACGACAAAATCGCCCATTGGCTCGACACCGCCGAGCAATGGCTTTTCGACACTTTCTGCCCCGAAGCCGTCATTGACGCGACACTCGCCGCCAATCCTTACGCCCCCTTGCTCACTGCGCTTGCCGCCGTCGCCGTGCACCGCGCACTCGCCGACGCCATACCGTCGCTCGACCTCGTGCAGACCGTCAACGGCTTCGCCGTGGTGAGTAACCAAAACCTTGCCCCGGCATCGCGCGACAGGGTAGACCGGCTTATCGCCGCCCATCGCTCCCAATGCGACACGGCCATCAACACCCTCATGCCCCTACTTGCCGCCATTCCCGAATGGCGCGACACGCCCCCGTGCGACTTCTTCCGCGCCACGCTCTTTCTGCCGAAGCACATCATATCGCTTTCTCCGGCTCGCGCTCCACATTCTACCCTGTGGGATAAATACCTCGAACTGCGCCCCAAGATTATAAATGCCGAGGCGACACTTGCCGCCCGTTTCATTTCCCACGAACTCATGCAGCGGCTCCGTGATGAAACCCTCGGCATATCAACCCTCTCTCAACTCTCAACGATAAACTCTAAACTGTGCGAAGCACTAAGAGGCCACGCCGCCGACATCGTTTGCGACCGACCTCCGCGCGATGAAAACCTCCGCGATATTGTCGAGTATATCCGTAAACGCCCCGACACCTTCCCCGAATGGCACCGCTCCGACACCGCCAGGCTGTTCTCGCCCCCGGTGTTCCGCAACGCCAAAGAAGCGAAAGGCTATTGGTTCTGATCATACCGCCGCCGGTGATGCCGCGAGCCTGGCCGACACCGTTTGCCCGACACTATGCAATGCGGCATTACGGCACGGGGCACTGATTTTCCTGTGCAAAGTTAGCAAGCCGCGGTTTATGCAAGGGCAGGTGTGCGCTCCGCGTTCCCCCGATTTCATACTGAAATACGGTAATCACCCTTGCACCGCCAACCGCTTGACGCTTGCACCCGAATGCACATAAAATCCAACGTGCCCCGGCACATAAACCCTTAAAACATTGCATTATGATTACATCGGACAAACGCATCGCACAGGACAGCTTCGCCAACCTCACCGACTATTCGGCAGTATGCCCCGAAGGGCTTAAACGCTTCTTCGTCTACGTTCACTTCACCGACTTCTCGACCTGCCTGTTGTCTAACATCTTCGCCGCTACGCGCACCGCCGCGTTGCAAATCGCACTCGACCGCTTCGCCGACTGCTCCGAATACCTCGCAAGCATCAACCTCCACGGCGACGACTGAACACGACAGCCGCCGCCTCCGGCCTCCGAGCAATCGGTGGGGCTTTTCTTGCTTATCTGCCCGATTTTATGTAATTTTGCGATATGACAAAAAAGGAATTTGAAAAAGGTATTAACAACTACCGCAAGATAGTTGGAAATCATTTCGGCTATAAGAAAAGTGGGTACGTTAGCTATAAAATAGTCAACGGCTACTTTTTCTATATACTTCATCTTGTAGATACAAGTGTAGATTTGAAAGTTAAACCTCTATATGCAGACGATTTATGGTGGGATATTTTCCAAATGCCGGAAAATAAAAAACCTTTAAGTTTGCGTGGCAATGGAGCGTTTGCTTTATCTGGTGAACTTATTGGTGAATACCAAACATTTGTTGATAATTGGAAAAATTATACAGAACAAGACTTTGAGAAAGTTTGGACATCAGTTTTTAATAAAATCGAAGCAGAAATAGCAGATTTCATTTCTCAAAATCCATCGGCAGACCGATATATGCCTCAGGCTACGAATATGCGAGGTGATGTTTCATTAACTTATCTTATGGCTCTACTGCATAATCATAAAGAGTACAAAGTTGTAGAGCTTATTCAAGAAGCTCAAAATAATAATAGACGTAGCGGAATGTCTACATGGATTGGAGATGAGGAAATAGATGGCTATTCATTTATCTTGAAATACGTTAATTCAAAACTTTAATTTGCCTACTATTCAGAGTTTATTTTGGCCTAAATAAATCTCCGTCTTTTCGTCATAACGGGCGACCCTATACTTTCGCGGTATGGAATCGCCCGTTTTACATATCGACCTCGCCGTGCCGATGGGCTGGCACGAGCTTTCCGACGCGCAACTCCGTTACGCTTTCGAGCTTATAGCCCGTAATTATACCTCCGACGAGATTAAGACACTGTGCCTGTGCCGGTGGGCGCGTCTGTCGGTCAGACACCGCCACAACTCCGACTTTATCTGTCGCCTCGGCAAACGCACTTTCCGCCTCTCCGCCCTCCAAATAGCCGAATGCCTCTCGGCACTCGACTGGCTCGACACCATACCGCCGAAGCCGGTCTGTATCTCGCGCATCGGACGTTACCGCCCGTTTGCCCCCGACTTCTCCGAAGTGGTCTTTGAGAAATTCATCATCTGCGACAACCTCTATCAAGGTTATCTCGCAACCCGGCGTGATGATCTGCTCGACCAACTCGCAAGCATACTCTATAGCCATAACCTCTCACCCCATAACCTTTCACCTGCTCACAGAGTGAGCGTATTCTACTGGTTTGCTTCCGTCAAAGACCTTTTCGCACGGCTATATCCCCACTTCTTTCAGACCGCCTCGCAGCCCGACAACCTGCTTGGAGGCAGCCGTCTGCCCTCCGGCGCACAAATCCAACAGGCCGTAAACGCCATGATTCGCGCCCTCACCAAAGGAGATATTACCAAAGAGCGCGAAATCCTCGCCCTCGACACCCACCGCGCCCTCACCGAACTGGACGCGCAAGCAAAAGAATACAAAGAGTTTAACGCCAAATTCCCGAAGAAATGAACACCTCCACCCCCGACCATGAACTCTCGACATTCTCATGGAACGCGACCGCCTTCTTCGGGCGATTGACCGACCGCAACCGCCTCGCACGGCGCGAAAACTTCGTTTTCTGCCGTGTCAGCGGACTGGAGGGCTTCGAGGAAGCATTGCACAACCTCCAATTCGCACCGGCTGTCGTGGCCGTCAGCGACACCTCCGAGGGCTTTATGGATATGAACAACACCCCACGGACACGCCGCATTAAGACTGTGTTCCTCGCCATGCGCCACGCCCTCGACGATATGGACGCGCGGCAGGGGTGCTTCGACACCCTCCGCGAACTTTTCCGGCAATTTATGTCGGTGCTTATTCTGGAGAAAACCCGACTGGAGGAAAACCGCATATACCTCGACCCGCAAATCTCCTTCAACGAGATTGAGCGATACTTCTTCTCCGGCGCAGCCTGCGCCTACTTTCAGATAGCGATAGACACCTTCACCGATTTACGATACAATCCCGACCTATGGCTGCCTTGACCCCCGAAGAAGAACGCCGCCGCTACGTTACGGCCTTCAACTCCACGATGATAAAGATTTGGCGCGAGCGCATAGCCCTGCTGAAAGTTATCGACACCGGCGCGCTGTACCGCTCCACGCTTGCTGTCGGCATGACCGCTGACGGCAAAGTAACCTCCGTAACCCTCTCCCAACGCTTCAACACCTACGGCATATTCCAGGACTACGGCACAGGCCGCGAAGTTCCGCGAGGCAACTCCGGCGATATTGGCAGAGATAAAGTGCGCCAACGCCGCAAATGGTTCTCCACCAAATACTACGCCTCCGTAATGAATCTGAAAGAGTTCTTTGCCGACAACCTCGGCCGCGACTTCACCGGCATCGTCGCCGACGCCCTCAACGACCGCTCATTCCGAGCCTCGCTAATCCGCTGAACATCTGTCTTAATTATTTTTGTGGAGCTGATTATATTTACTAATAAGGCCATTTTGAATAAGAAATCCCATTCCAAATGTTAGCAATAAATCAAACACTATAATAGTTATATTTTCCGCATTACCATTTAGCAAATAAACTGATATACTGTATGGTATAAAGTTAATGGGGTTTTCCACCCGATATAATAAATATAACAATATCGGGAATAATGCGATATTTATTGCTGCTATTATTTTTTCTGAAATGGAATAATTTTTAGTGCTTTTATAGAAATACAACAGTAACAGCAGCATAAATATTACACGCCCACTTATATAAGGAATATGCAAAAACTCCGAGATACTGTCAACGCCGGACTCCGGCACATTTGGTATGCAAAGGAACAAAATTACGTAAACCAAGAGCATTATTTTAGGAATATATTTGATGTAATTTTTGGAGTAATTCATATTCATAATATTGGAGGTAGCTTTTTATGTTCCGATTCCACGCCGACACCATCAACGACCGCTCATTTCGCGCCTCGCTCATGGAATAAAGCAGTCTTATACGCTGCCTCTTTATTTTTCAGCGACTTAATCCATTTCATCAATCAATTCCCATTCATCTTTATCTTCGTTATATGAATACTCGAATACAGCATCATATTCGGATGAACTGATTTCCCACCATTGACGTTTTCCTTTCTTTTGTGCCACGGCAGTTTGGTTGAAAAAACGTATCTCTATATGATTCTCAAAAAGGTCTATGTCGATTTTGGTATATCCTATGCTATGATTTTTATTTTTGCGCACCTGCTTATATAATTCATTGCCGTAACTAACATCATAAACATATTTTGTGTTGCTCGGCAGATTATATATTACCTCACTTGGCAGTCCTATGGAGCTAATCAAAAAATTCGTAGTATCACGCATACAAACACCATTTCTAACTTGGCGTTTACATTTTTCTTGCCATAAATTGATACTATGTAGAATAATTTTTGCCAAATTATTTGTTATTGGCTCTGCCCCCGATTTAGTATAAACTGTATTGTATTTTAGCTCACTATTCTGTTGCGCCCTCATAAAGAGCGGCAGCATTAAACATACTGCCAGGATTCCAAGTAGATATTTTCGACTGCGTACCATACGCAAAGTTACACATTTTCGGCGACATACGGCGCATATCGCCGAAATTTTGTGTCTTTTCTTCGGCGACACCGTCGCCGTAGTTTTGCGGTAAAGATTACCGCAATGATAGACGTAACGACCTTAACCCAACTCATAACCCAGTTCAGGAACACGACGGCCTCAAACTCCGTGTCGCCCGAAACCGTCGGCTCTATTCTCCAAAAGATTGTCGACATACTCGCCACCGCTGGAACACAGGCCAACCTCGACATCATCATCAAGTGGCACGAGGCCCTGAAAACGGCGCGTCCGGCTCTCACCGCGCTTTCGCAGGGCAACGCCGACCGCAACCACATCTACCTTGCCGCACGGAGCGTCAACCTATACACCGGCGCACAGGCCGACCTCACACTGATTCAGATACAACAAGCCACAACAGAGCGAGCCGGAGCCATGCGCGCCCAACAGGTCGTTGACCTAAACGCCGCGCGGCGCGACGTGGCCGACATCAAGAAACAGATACAGACCATAAACTCCCTGCTCGGCGTCGGCACCGCCGACAACCTCTATAAAGCCTCGCAAATCTCCTGTCAGGTAATCAACGGCGAGCTGCACCTACTCGGCGCGCAGACACTCACCGCCGCCGGATATGTGCCGTATCTCTTTCGGCGTGTGCGCAAGCGCAACCCCTATAAGAACAAGTTCGCCACCGCCGAGCAACGCGCCGCCAGGAAATACTGCCAGGCCAAGAAAGGCTGGGGGCTGTACGGCTCAATTTACGCCGTAAAACTCGACGGCTCTAAAATCCTCTTTTCCACAAACCCGCACAGCTTCCTGTCAGTCAAGGCAGAGGGATGGTCTGCCGACGCCTCGACACTCGTAACGCGGCATACCGACCTCCACGGCAACGTCCGCTTCGGCCTCGGGCGCAGCTCCGTGTCGCTCACCGACCCGAAGAATCCGAAAAAGCAGCGCATGATCCGCCTCGTTTTCGGAATCGGCCTCGCCAAGCCAATATATCCCGGCACCGCCGCCATCACCCCTGCCAACCTCGCAAGCTCACTCGCCACCTTTACCATCATATACGACCCCGGAACACAGCAATGGACGTTCAGCACATAAAAAAGAAAGCCCTCACGGACGAGCCGCAAGGGGATGCTGTCTTTTATACAAGCTATGATAGCCCTTGTGGTACAAGACCACCCGAAAATGCTATCAATGCAACACCGGCAGGAAAGCCCTAATTGGGAATGCTATCCGCCATACGGCAGAGGTATCCAGTTCATTTTTAGCATGGCTTCACTTGCGTCAGAGGTGTCCGGGTCATTTTTAGTATGGTTTCACTTACAGACGCAAAGATACGCATAATTCACCACATACACAAATAATTACGCCACAAAATATGAATCTCCGAAAACATAAGCCGACAATACAGCTACTCGCTGCAATCGCCATCATCGCCCTCGGCTGCGGACTGCTTATTGCCGGATTTATTCTGCCCCCTCCCGGTGAAATCCACAACTCCGTGCTGATAGCCTTCGGCGAAATCCTCACTTTCGCCGGTGCATTGTTCGGCATCGACTACCACTATAAATACTCACGGCCAAAAGACCGCGACGAAGACATAACCCCATAACCCTATAACCTCATAACCTTTCAGAAAATGCGAAGCATAACAGAAATCATAGTGCATTGCACGGCGACACCCGAGGGGAAGCCCTTCACCGTGCAGCAGATTAGAAAGTGGCACACCGCCCCGAAACCGCGCGGCAACGGCTGGCGCGACATCGGCTATCACTACATCGTATATCTCGACGGCAGCGTTCACAATGGCCGACCGGTCGAGCAAGTCGGCGCACATTGTTCCGGCCACAACGCCAACTCAATAGGAGTGTGCTATGTAGGCGGCTGCGACGCACAGAAACGTTTGCCAGGCGGACAGTTAGCCCCCAAAGACACCCGTACCCCCATACAAAAAACTGCCCTGCGCCAACTCCTGAAAAAGCTCAAAGCACAATATCCCGGCGCCCGGATATACGGACACCGCGACTTCGCCTCCAAAGCCTGCCCCTCATTCGACGCAACGAAAGAGTATGCGGACATTTCAGATTCATAACCTCCATGAACAATGAACAATGAACTATAAACTCCACATAATCCTGATTCTCACCGCCCATTGCCTGATACTGTGCGGCTGCAAATCGAAAAAGGATATTGTCGCTACCGACACCGCCGCCACCGACAGCACAGCCTCGATACGCGCCTCCGGCTACACCCACCGCATCGACACCGCCATGCGCCGCCTCTCCTTCACCTTCGACACCCTCGACATAACGATACACCGACACGCTCCCGACACCCTCGGCTCAACCGCAATCCCGACCGAAACCGTCCGCATACGCGCCGTTGGCGGCCACATTGCCGACCGCCGCAAGCAGATACGCGACGACATAGCCGGATATAACCGACTTGACACCGTGGCCTTCCGCCACGCCTCCGACAATTCCCACACCGAACACACAGCCACCACCTCCGTAGCCGAACCGCCGAACACCACCCTGATATTTACAGCTCTCGGCTGCGTGCTAATCCTCGTAATCGGCATATTCGCCTACCTCCGCCGAAATTAACCACCTCCCGACACAGTAGACGTTTTTTCATAAGTAGATTTTGATTAAATAAAACGCCCGGCTTGCGAAAGTCGGACGTTTTATTTAATTCGATTGCTTCAAAATCATTTTCGCTGTTAGAGAATGTATGCCATAATCCCCATTTGCAATTTCCTCCAAAATATTTTTCGCAATCGAACTGGATAATAGGAATGATGCACTCCACAACTTAATTCCGATATTTTCATTGTATAGGCATTGCTCAATCATACCAAGTGCATTATGCTCCGTCAGATAATTGACTGATTTAATAATTCTGTCATACATCTTGTTCGCACGTTTATAATCTCCACTTTCAGTTGCCTCAGCTTGCATGGCCGCCGCTTCTAAAAACAGAGATAAAGCACTTTCAATGTCCTTAATCCTATTCATTTAACGCCAAATTATATGCAAATTTAGCGTTTTTTCTTCATAAACGCCCATATATTCCGATATTTCAGACGGTTGCCCGTGAGGGCAGCCGTTTTTATTATCCCCGAACCCGCCCATAGCGTTGTGAGGCGGCGGCTTTCCGGCACAGGCCGCTTTGACTTAATCGCACCGGCGCGTGGCGGCTCGCTTGGCTTCCGCTCCGAGTTCAGCGCTGCGCTTGTTGCCCTCTGCCATCGGGTACACTCTCAAATTGTTCCGCTCCGACACCTCCGCAAGCTGCTCCGGCGTCTGTCGCTCCACAACCGCCACGTTGCGCCACAGCTTCACTCCGGCTTTTAAGAGAGAGCCTTGAACACAGTTCAGACCGACACCCGGCGGCGGTGTTCAAACACTCCGAGCCTCACCGCGCTCCCTGTCGCCCCGTACCTCCGTTCACACCATTGCGCCCACAGCCGAAGCCGCCACCGCACAACGCCCGGCAGAGGAACATAGGCCACCCTCGCGGACAACCGCCACGACACGCCGACACAACGGTATGCCTACACAACGACTTGACTTGCCGACACCTCCGGGCGCACCGTGGCCGACAGCCCCCTTTCGCCGTTCTGACTGCACTCCGCCGCGTTGCCGGGCATGGCTTGGCAGTGCGGACGTGGTGGCACCCCAATGGCACAAACGCCCTACGGTCATTAGAGCCAACTCCCTGCGGTCGGGGGTGCCTCTCACTGCATTGCAAAGCCGCCCCGCACCGCCGCTGCATTACGGCAGACCGTCTGCCGGGGGCGTGCACCCACGACACACGCCCTGCGGCATCGGCAACCACACATTGACATAACGGCATACCGACACAAGCCCCGCCCCATACCCCAAGCGCGGCGCGGCGGCACACAGCTCCGCTCCGGCTACCGTGGCGGTCGCTTATGCAAGGCCGAGCGGTCATTCCGCATCAATCGAAAACCTTTAACCGGCCAACAACCCACTGTTTCACAGAGGCTTTTATGGCCGAGATTTTCGGTTGGGCTGCATTGCTCCGCCTTTCATCACCGCCCCGTTGCCCCGGCCACCTCCACTACGCGCATCGCCTCCACCGCCACGCTTGCCGCGACATCACCCCGACGTGCTTCCGGGATATGGAAATGATGCAGCCGAGAGTGGATTGGCCGCGATAAACAAGGAATGTGGCACAGCAACTCATACCACGGCAACACCGCTCCCTGCGCTCACGGTGTATGCCGTGCCTCCCGTGCTACGTTCCACCCTGATTTTTATGCCAATCCACAACACGGCTTCATCATCGGGGCATCACCGCCCGTCGGCTGATGTAAGGATAGGAATTTGCCGCGACCTCAAAACGACCTGCGCCCGTTTTGATTATCGCGTCAACGACATCACCGCGCTTTCGCCTACGCAGGGCGCGGCGGTGGGTGCGGTTACATATTCCGCCCGAAAATCCCGAAACAACCCGAAAAAAGCGACAGGCCGTGGGGGGATAGTGCGAAGCACCCTCGGTGGAAAATATTCCCCCGAACCCCCTTTGCGCCTGATAAAACGCTGTTTTTCAGGCTTACAACGTTTTTAACCTCCTAAAAATCCGTGGACTTTTGTAGAACCGCCGAAGCGGTACGGTTAAAACGTTGTGTTACACCTCTTTGCCGCCGCGATATTCCGGGACCCGATTTCATACCCGAAACATCGCGGCGGCGAGGTGCTTTATGCGCGCAAACTGCGGGGCCACCGGCTGCACCGCCCACAATTTGCGCGCGACGCCCCTAAAATCCGTCTTTTAGGGGCAGAGAGGCTGCGGTTACATTTGCGCAATAAACTATTGAATTATGGCTAATTACAATACTTCCGCAACGGTAACGCTATCTGTCAACGGCAAGCAGGCCCAGCAAATGCTGAAACGCTTGCAATCCGAGGCCGCAAAACTGGAGAAGAAACTGGCGAAAGCCGCGACCGCCGGAGATAAGGCCACGATGTCGAAACTGCAAAAGGAACTGAAACAGACCAACGGCCTTATTCAGAAATTGCAGTCCTCGGCCAAGACCGCCGAACAGGTGCTTGCCCGAATGGACAGGGCGACACCCAGGGAGCTTAACAAGGCTCTGCGCACCCTGCAATCACAGCTTAACGGCATACAGCGCGGCACTGCCGCGTGGGATATGCAGATTGCCAAAATCAAACTGCTTAAAGCTGAAATCGCTAAGGTCAACGCGCAGATGGCTGTCGGGCAGACACGGTGGCAGAGGTTCAACAACTGGCTGAACAACTGCCAGACGGCCATAATGGGAGTGGTAGCCGCCATTACGGGGCTGGTGATGGCCGGACGTAAAGCCGTCAACACTTACGCCGAAATGGAGGAAACACTTGCCAACACGCAGAAATACACCCGTATGACCGCCGCCGAAGTGCTCGAACTCAACGAGCTTTTCAAAGGCATGGATACACGACTGGCGCGCGAGCAGCTTAATCTTCTCGCACAGGAGGGCGGACGCCTCGGCTACAATACGGTGCAGTCCGTCAAGGAGTATGTCGAAGCCGCCTCTATTATAAATGTCGCGCTCGTTGACCTCGGCGAAGGTGCCACGCAGACCATCGCCAAGCTGTCTAACATCTTCGGCATGGAGCAGATGTACGGTGTGCGCGACGCGATGCTGAAAGTTGGCTCGACCGTCAACCACCTTTCGCAGAACTGCACCGCGGCCAAGCCTTTCATCGTGGAGTTTGCGCAGCGTATGGCCGGCATAGGCTCGACGGCGAAAATGACGATACCCGAAATCATGGCATTTGCCGCCACGCTCGACGCGCACGGTCAAAAGGTGGAAATGTCGGCCACGGCATTGCAGCGCACCATTATGGAGCTTTTCAAGAAGCCGGGAGAAATGGCGAAAAAGGTAGGGCTGGAAACCAATACTTTCATCGAAAACCTCAACAGGTCTACCACGGAGGGCGTGATGATGTTCCTCGAAGCTCTCGGCAGACTGGGCGAAGACCAGGCTCTTGCCGTACTCTCGCCGCTGTTCCAGGATCTCGGCCTCGACGGTGCCCGCGTGTCCTCGGTGCTGTCAAACCTTTCTTCGCACCTCGACTTCCTTAAATGGCAGTTGGGCGAGGCTAATCAGGCTTTCCGCGAAGGCACCTCGGCCTCTAACGAATACGCCATTTTCAACAATACGGCACAGGCGGCAATCGACAAGGCCCGTAAAAGGGTTACGGAGCTTGCCGTGGAACTCGGCGAGAAGCTGTACCCGGTCATGCGGCACATCTACACTTCTTCTTCCGTGTTCCTCCGTGTGCTGAACCAAATCGTTACTTTCATCATAAAGTACCGCACGGCCATACTTGGTATCATCACAGTTTTTGCCGCCTATTATTCGTGGCTCGGACTGGTGAAGACAGCCCATGCAGCATATAATATCGTTGTCAAGGCCGCGACCGCGCTTCACAACGCATGGCGTATAGCTGTCGTTTTGGGGCGCATAGCGGTGATAGCCTTTACGCAGGGCATAGGCGCGGCCACCCACGCCTTCCGGCTCCTTACCGCCGCTATGTCGGCCAATCCTTTTGGCCTCATTCTCGCGGCGGTTACGGCTCTTGTGCTCGTTATAAAGGCTTTGTGCGACCGCACTTCCGAATATACGAAGAAGCTCCGCGAGGCTGTCAACACCGCCGCCAATTTCTCAAAGGAACTCTCAAAGGAACAGCGGCAGCTTGACGAACTTTTCGGCAAACTCGAAGCCTGTAAGCGAGGAACCAAAGAATACAAGGAGGTCAAGGACACTATCATATCCCAGTATGGGAAGTATCTGCGTGGCCTAATCAACGAGCGCAACGAGATTACAGACCTTACAGCCGCTTACAAAAGGCTTGCGGCTGCGGCGCGCATCGCCGCTAAGGAACGTGCCATACAGGGCGCGAAAGATGCCGCACAGGAAACTTTCGACGATGCTTTCAGCGGCCTTGCGAAGAAGTTGCAGGAGCAGCTTGTCGCCTACGGCAAGTCTTACAAGGACGCCGTGCGCATAACTAACCGCGTCGTCATTGACTTGCAGACCACCGGCACTATCGGTCAGGATATTGTCGGTGAGTTGCAGGGAATCAAAGGCAGCTTACAGGACAAATGGGGCTGGACGGCGCACCCCGTAAATGTCGTTAACGATATGATAGGCACCCACGGCGAATATACAACCGCGATGGGGGAAATAAATCAGATTGAGCGTGAAACCAATCCTCTCGCCGGATATTCGGCCACGGAACTTCGCCGACTCATAACCGACTTCGAGGGCCACGCCGAGCGTGGAGAGGGCGGCGCCATAATCATAGGCATCAACGAGCCGAACCCAACAACGAGGCGTATCGCCGCAAACGAGGTGAGCGAATTTCTCGATGAAGCCCGTGCCCGGCTGTCGGTGCTTGAAACACCTTCCAACGACCCTGTGGCGGGCAACCCGGACTTTACTCTCGATGATTTTACTCCCTATGAATCGGAAAAAGACCGCAAGGCGCGCGAGGCCGAGGAATGGCGCGCGGCAATAAAGGCGCGAAAGGAGTTCAAGGACAAACTCAACGATGCGAAAGGCGAATGGGAGGCCGGTGCCGCACAGAATGTCAGCGATTATTCGGCGGGGCTGAAATCGTGGACGCAGTTCCTTCTCTACAAGCACAACCTCGAAATCAAATACTACGACGACCGCCTCCGTATCTTCGAGGACTACAATCTTCAGGAGGACGAGGACTATCAGGAACTGCTGAAAAAGAAAGCGGAGATTCAGGCCGAGTGGCTGAAAAAGAACGCCGCCATGTCGGTGGAGGAAAGCCACCGCAAGAAGACAGCCGAGGAGGTACAGGCGCAGATGGACGCCGCCACTCCCGGCAATGCCCTCTATGGGAACGAGGAGGCATTGCAGCAACGCCTTTTCGAGATTAAGGTTAAGTACCTTAAAGAAATGCGCGACGCCTATACCAAAGACAGCGAGGAATACCACAACTATGTCGTGCAGATTGAACAGGCCGAGGACGCCGAGAGGCTGCGCCGTCAGAAACTTCTGGCGCAGCGTGTGGCCGAGTGGCGCAAACAGTACGAATATCAGGAGGCAGGGAAACGCCTCGAACTCGAAACGCAGTTGCTCGACGAGGCTTATGCGGCAGGGCTTATCTCTTACGAAGACTATCTCCGGGCGCAAAGCGACCTGAAAAGGAAATATGCCGACGAGTATATGCCCGACTCCGCCAAGCCAGCGCAGGGATCGGCGGCGCGGACAGCCCTTGCGAAGAAGCGTGAACTCGACATTGTGGCTTCGCTCGAAGCACAGGGGGTGATTACCCACGAACAGGCGGAGGCCGCCAAAGACCGCATCAACCGTGCTTACGAGAGAAAGGCAATCGAGGGCGTGAGGCGGTTAGGCTCCGAACATACCAATCAGCTTCTCGACATCTACGAGGCATGGAAGAACTTTTTTGACAGCACCGAGGAAGACGGAGGCAACTGGGCGACACGCCTTGCCGCGCTCGCCCAATCGGTCTTTGCCGTGATGACTGCCGGTATGCAGCAGTATTCTGAGTTTGTCAGAGCTTCCTCCGACCTCGAAGTGGCAAAGGCCGAAAAAAAGTACGACCGCGAAATAGAGCTTGCAGAGGGCAATTCCTATCGCGTCAAGAAAGCCGAGAAGCAGAAAGAAAAGGAAATTGCCAAAATCAAGAAGGAGGCCAACCGCAAAATGTTCGTGATGCAGGTTATTCAGGCAGTGGCGCAGACGGCCACAAATGCCCTGAACGCCTATGGCTCCGCTGCCGCCGTGCCAGTTATCGGCTATATCCTCGCGCCGATAGCGGCGGCGATGGCCGTTGCCGCAGGTGCCATACAGATAGCCACCATCAAGAAGCAGCAACAGGCATCGGAGGCGCAGGGCTACAAATCCGGCGGCTTTACCCCGGAGGGCAAGCCCGACCAAGTGGCCGGTGTGGTTCATGCCGGAGAATGGGTAGCCTCGCAGAAACTCGTGAAATCGCCGCAGACAAGACCGCTCATCGAAGCCCTCGACTATGCGCAGCGCACAAACACTGTCGGATCGCTGACCGCAGCCGACGTGTCGCGCTCAATAACAGCCCCTATGGTGCTTGCCGCGCAACCCCAGACCGTGCCCGTTGTCAATGTCAACGTACCGCCGCAAGCCGCACCTGCGGCTGATGAACGGCTGTATGCGACGCTCGACCGCCTCGATGAACGGCTCAACGAGCCTTTCGTTACCGTCAACACCGTTACAGGCGACCACGGCATACAGCGCGCACAGGACGAATACGACCGCCTGATGCGAAATCGTCTGCCGAAATCAAGGAAATAACCAATAATCTTTCTTTATGGAAATTAGAATAAACGGGCGCGATGCAGTCCTCAAAACAGGCACTTCTTTTGAGTATATTGCCGAAAACCGAATGTTCAGCGGTTCGGACGGCTATACTTTGAGCATAACCTTTCCGCTGAAAGACTGCCCGGAGAATACGGCCATTTTCGGCAACATCAACCGTGCGGACGTTATCGCCCGTAAGGTAATTTTCGAGTGCGAAATACGGCACGGCAAGTTTTTCAAATTCGGCTCTATCACTGTCAACGAAATCAACGCTTCCGAGGTAAAATGCCAGTTCCTTGAAGGCCGCAGCGAGCATAACTTCTCGCAGACCTTCGACGACATCTATATAAATGAACTCGACCTCGGCCAATGGCCTTCGGGAAAGCCCGACCCGGTAAAGGCGTGGCAGCCCTCTTATTATCCCGATGCCGTGGCCCTGCCGTGGGTAAACGATTATTCGGGCAATATTCAGAACCTTGCCGAATACACCGTGGACGATGCCACACAGAACCGGGGGCATTACTCCTGGCACTCCGACACATGGGGGCTGTCGTGGCAGCCTTACCTCATATTCATCGTGCGTAAGATTTGCGAGGCCGTAGGCTATGCCGTAGACCTGTCGCAATGGGAACAATCCGAAGAACACCGCTGGCTGCTTGTCTGCAACTGCCTCCCGGCGGCATGGTACACGCCGCAGTATGCCCGTGCTTTGCCGCACTGGACTGTCGCGGAGTTTTTCGAGAAACTGGAAATCTTTTTAGGCGCGGAGTTTGAGATAAACCACCGCGCCCGTACCGTGGCTTTCGCCTTCACGCACGACCTGATGGCCGCGTCGGGTGCCGTAGAACTGCGCGACGTGCTTTCCGAACACTCCACCGAAGTATCGGTTGAAGATGCCCGTTGCGAGTATGCCGAGGCTAAAAACCTCGTCTATAAGGAGTGCGACCATGCCGTATGGAAATATTACTCGTGCGACTGGTTTATAAAGGCGTGGAAAGACCGCGCTGTCGTATATGATACTATGCGCGAACTTTTGGCCGCTAACAAAGGCTGGCGAACTTGGAACGGCCAACATCATCGAAGCAGTCAGATAGACCGCTTGCTGTATGCCAAAGACGCCGACGCATACTTTGTTATCCGCGCCGTCAGCCGGACCCCTTACTTTGACAGGTACAGGTTACGGTTCACATATAAATGTGTGTTGCAGCCCGTGAATCTTTTCGGCGGGCGCATTGTGGACGAGAGCGAAGACGCCGACCAGATCGAAATCGAATTTGTTCCGGCACGGATAGACTACACCGAAGAAAAGTACGGGCGTTGCCTGTTCCTCTCTTTCTCCGGCTACGACGAGGACAACGGCACCGGGGAGGACGAAAGCACTTATCCGTTTATGCAGACCCACACCATACAGAGCCTTGAAGCAGGGGAGAAAGAGAAGAAAGCCGAATACTACGACCGTATCTATGTCGGCTTTTGGGACGGCGCGCAGAACACTCGCGGCAAACTGCCTTATCCGCAAGTGGAGGATATTGAAATTATGGAAGACTGGAGCAACTTTCAGTATCTCCATTTCAATATGCGCCTCAACAACCGGCAGCTTAAAAGCCGCCGCATAGTCCACCATATCGACACAGGCAAGAAAACAACCTTTAAGTTCCTTGCCGATTCCATACCAAACGTAAGGAGCGTTTTCATCATACACGGCAAGAAATACGTCTGCGAAAAAATAACCGCGACCTTCACCGAACAGGGAATGTCGCAGTTACTCAAAGGCGTTTTCTACCCAATCACCGAGTAATTTATGCAGCTTCGGCCTCAGCCGCCTTACGAGGCCGACCGCGCCGTTTTGCCGGGGCTTCAACAGGTTTGCGCCAATCTTTGCCGTAAAGTACCCAGTCAAGCACTTTTCTGTTGGCATCATCTACCTTGCTCATATCATATTCAATGTAGATGTCGGTTACTGTATTTCCTCCGTGGCCTAACGCTGCGGCTATTGTATCTTTGGGAATATCGAGGCTGGCAGCTATCGTAGCCCACGAATGGCGCGCCCAGTAGGTTGTCAGTTCAGAAAGGCCGAGCTTTTCTTTTACAGCTTTCAGACCTTTACACAGATTGTTGTAAAAGTGGCGGTAGTTGACGCAGCCATCGAGGTAGTTAAGCAGATGCTTCTCGCCGCTGTATTTCTCAATGAGCGCAAGTGCTTCCGGCTCTACCTTGATGGAATAAGGCCGATGTGTCTTGGCTCTTATATAGTTGACGCGCCCGGACACTATTTCTTCGAGGTTGCAGAGGTCAACCACATTTATGCCTACCAACATAAATGTAAGGGCGAAGAAATCACGGTACTTTTCTTCCCATTCCTCCAACCCCTGCGCCGAGAATATGGCGCGGAGGGTTGTTATGTCGAAGTTGCGCTTTCGTGTTGCCTCACTCTTTATTTTGAAGCGGCGAAAGGCATAGGTATTCGTTACCTCGTTGTCAATAGCGTAATTTACTACGGTGCGAATGTTACGCATATGTATCGCTATCGAGTTTGTCTTGCAAGTCTTTGCCAGGAAATCGTTGAAACTTTCAAGCCACGAAATCTTGATGTCCTCGAACTTCACTTTGGCAAGGCCGGCTTCTCCGAGCCACGCCACAAGGCGGCTGCGTGTTGCCTCATAGATTGCCTTTGTGCGCCCTTGCATGCGCCCGGTGAAGCGGTCGAACCATTTTATAAATGTGTTCGGATCTTCTTCGGGCTTTTCGGCCTTTTCCCCTTTGGGGGCAATCTTGGCAAGTATGTAATCTTTTACATCTTTTGCCCTCATTCCACTGATTATCTCATCATCGAGTAATGAAATAAGCACCTTTTCCACCTCGACCTTGCGGCCTCCGATGAAAGCGTTTAGCTGAAGCTGATTTGGGTGGTCGATTACTTTCTCCGTAACTGAATCCCACTGGTGCGGCATTACATATACGTTCAGTGAGATAAGCGATGTCTGCCTTTCATGGCAGATTGAGATTTTGAGCGGAGCAGCCTTTCCGTCTTTGGCGGCTCGCTTGTCAAGAATAACTTTTACGGTTGTCAT